TGAAATTCCTCATATATCTGCTTTATACGCAAAGCCTGTAGATTCGTATTTTTACCATTATGAGATTCCATAAAGCATATTTCTGTTGCCCAACCCTTTCTGCTCGGGAATAATCTGCCACAAGTTATAATCGTATTGTCGTTTGTAGACCCGGCGCGCATAGCCACATCTACAGAAACAATACGCATTTCATCCCCCATTTTAGGTATGTCGTAGCTGTTCTTTTTCGTGGTTATATATATCTCGTCGGTTATTGGTCTCCAACTTCTTTTTATGGCACGGTTAAACAAACCAAGCTTATAGAAAGAATTCGTTGAAGAACCATAGGGGATATTGCCATATTCCATTAAAAAAGTAATTGGGTCGAGGTCTCTTTTTTCTTTTGCCATTTGCTTCTTGGTTTTAATGCCATGATGTAAAGATATCCAGTAATCAAGAATGATGCCCTTTATATCCGGGTCATCGTTTGCTATCATCTTTATGAATTTTTTAGCTTCCGCCCACCATTCATAAGATTTATAATAAACACTTGAAATAATGATTTCCAAAGGTTCTTCCCGCAACTCTGAAATCTCCGCATATTCTGCTTTTTTCAAATACGGGGGTTGACGTGCTACCAAAAATGGACGTATGATTGAATCAATGATAACAGTTGGAATCAAACGTCTTTCTTCCAGCACGGTCACATGGCTACGGTGTCCACGTCCACCTTCTCCGGACACCACCACGTTTATTTTAGAACCGTTAACGAAAGTCATTTCCCATTTATTTTGGTTTGTGACAATATTAGCGGTTTCTCGTGCGATGTTCGGATGCTCGTTTCGCAAACTAACACATTTTTCTGAAATAATTAAACCTGCCTGTGCCTTCGTCGAAGAAGCCAGCGCTACAATTGTACCCGGATAGAGGATGCAGCGTGCGATTGCATATACAGCGATTAACCAGCTTTTTGCACTGGCACGTGAATCATATCCAACAAACTCTGTAGAACGGGAAATCCAATTAATCCAGATACGCTGATAAAAATATAACTTGACCCCCATGTAGTGTTCAACAAAAAAACTAGGATTTTTTCGGTAAAAGGTGCACCAGCTTTTGAGTCGGTCTATTTTTTGTCTAGTCATCCCTTTTTCTGTAATCATTTTGACAGACTCTCCCTGTCTTGAAAAAGGTTTCATGTTTCTAAGGGGAGGGGTAGAAGACCTATTTATTTTCTTCACGTCTTTTTCTCCAAAACTCTGATATTTTGTTTTTGCATTCTTCTGTTTGGTGAGTTCCAAGACGAGAACCGGGTTTTCCTTTTTTGGCATCAGACATTTTATTTCTTGTTTTTAAGGAAGCCTTTTTTCCATAAAAAGGACTGTCTTTTCCTTTTTTTCCATACAAAGGATGTTCTTTCCCTTTTTTAAATCTTCCTGTATTGTAAGTTTCTAATTTCTTTTTTACTTTTCTCTCTTTTGAATATTGTATTCCGGTCTTAGTCTTGGATATTTTTTCTTTTGTTTTATCCGAGTGAACCATTCCTAAATTATTATCAACGCATTCTTTACGAATATTATATAAATTTGTTTTGTAATAATCTACAAAAAATTGTTCATAAAGCGTAAGAGTGTTTGATTTTGGTTCACAATAAATCAAAACTTTAAATATAAAAGAAGACTCTCCGTATATGTTAAACGCTCTTTGTAGGTGTATACTTTTGTGTCTGTTGTTTCTAAGAGCGGAAAAATGGTCTGATTTTCTTTTATAAAAGTTTATTGTTTGCCCTATATATTTTTTATTGTTTACAATATTTTCTATACAGTATATTCCGCTATTCATGGCATTATTCCTCGTCTACTACTCCGTCGTCGATACCTTCAAACTTAGCAGTTTCTTCATCGGTCAGCGCAAACTCATCTTCGTCCTTGTCCCCTTCTTCTACGTTAAAGTCCTTGCTGCCCGTGATAAAATTTTTCAAAGGTCTGACGAAATATTTTTGAAAATATTCTTCCACATTACCCACATCCCTGTACATATCCCCTCTTGGGTCAGTGGATAACCACTGCGCAGGTTCTTGGGTTTCGATATCCTGTATCCATAATCCGAATGTTTCCAAACCTTTATCCGCGTTAGCCGCATTAATGGCATTCGGGGAAATAGCCAGATTCTTCATCAAAGCCTGTAATTCTTTTACAAGGTCAGAAGTATCGTTTGGTGGATTTGTTGCTCTTGCGTTTTTAATATCCAGCATGGTATAACATACCTGTTTCAATAAAACAATTTCAGCATACGTGTCAGCTTTGTGGGTTTGCTTAAAGTTTGTAAACTGTGTTTCCAAGAATTCGATATCTTCTCTTTTTAAATCTTTACCCCAAAACGCAACAACATCCTGAGGGATAGGTATCTCTTTGAGATTTTGGGCTTCGCTTGTATAAATAGTTCCGATATCAGAATAAGTTAAATCTTCTATAAGCGATTTATCCATTGTTTTTTGAACGGAAATAAGTTTTTGCTTATATATCCCAAAAACAGAATTTACTTTTTTCCCATTATCGAGAAGGGTTTGAATATGAAGTTTTGCCGCAGATGCGGCTTCATTTGAATATTTAATATTAAGAGAAATGCATAAAAGATGTATAGATTTTTCCATGCTTTGCGTTTTTTGAAAATTTTCATCGTAAATTTCCTGAATACAATTTTTGCATACACTAAGCAACCCATTTTTATCAACAATGCCACAATCTACCGCTTCATAGAATCTTTCTGGAGAAAGTGATTTCATACATCTCCTGCAATAGTTTGTTTCTACGTTGATACCTGTTTTAGTTAACATTTATTTTCTCTTTCTATAAACGATTGTTTATATATTCAATCGCTTCTTTTGTTGTTTTTATTTCCCGTAAATCTATTTCTATAAACATTCCGTTTTCCGTTGCATGTTGTTTTTTTAATTTATCTAGTTCTATTTGATGTTCAAAACCGCTTTTGTTTTTATGCCAATATTCAATAAAACCATAATGATGCCTTCCCTGAATTTCTATATATGCTTTGTATTTTGGAATAAATATATCATAAGGAAGATAATATCCCGTTTTGGGATTTTTAAATTCTTTATATTCTGGAACTGCAAATAAAAATTTTTTATAATATTTTTTTAAATAACACGCAATTACAGATTCATTCATACATCCACAAGATTTGGTATTTCCTCCTAATAGGTCTGTTGCACATACAATAGTTGTATTTCCGCAATCGCATTTGCACACCCACATCGCTCTTCCTGTTTTTGTACTATGACTATATTCTATAACCGTTAATTTTTCAAAAGTTTTCCCTATTAAATCTTTTCGAAAACGTTTGCTTATTTGTTCTCTATTATAGCACCCGCAAGATTTTGTATCGCTGTTTAAAAGGCTTTTTCCTTGTACACAGACTTCTTTTCCGCATGTACACAAACATTTCCATACTGCTCTCTTGTCCTTGTTGGTGTAACTGTATTCTTTAACCATCAATCTTCCAAAAATCATTCCCGTTAAATCTTTTCGTTTAGCCATTTTGCTCTACTCGCTGTACTCCTAAAATAAGAACGGGAAGCGGGAGTCTCGTTTTCAATTGGCTTATAAGTTCCAATCTATCCCGTTCTTTTTTTGGCAAATTAATTATTGTTTTAAGCCAAACAATTTTAAAATGCTATTTAAGCAACCACCGGAAACAGGACTCGGATTGATTGGCGAGATAGCAAGTTCAACCGCTGTTACCGCCTCTCCTCCATTTCTAAATAATAGTGTAAGGTCTGCTTCCGAAATATATGCTTTACCTTTTATACCCCACTGGTCATCCCAAGAGTTCTGGATGCCATACATATCGTCCGCAGTAACTTCGTCAATCACATAAGCATGCCCACCGGCTACATCGCCTGTAGCATGCACAATGTTATTCGCATCAGAAGTGAACATATCGTTTGTCCATGCTGTACCCATGATGACCGGCCCTTGTGTTAAGAGCCAGTATTTTATTTCTGCAACTGATGCAGCAAAAGCATAAGCATTTATTTTGCCAGCGCTTTTTAGCACCTTGGCAGCAGAGCGGACATTTGAGCCGTTTTCCTGATTTGGTTCGCCATCCAGTATCTTGCATTTGTAATAAAAATCATGCCCATCCTGATTGGTATAAGCGTCTTGTACGGGAAGGTTAATCCCCCAATCTGCCATGGAGAAACCCACGCAATGTGGAGTTTCCCCTTGGTCTAGAGGCTGAGCAAGAAAATCCCATTTCATGGAAGCGGGTATTGCTAACCTATAAAACTCCTTCGGCATGTATGCGGAGAGAGGATAGTCTCTTGCATCGAATGGAGAAGGATTTCTACCAAGATAAAATTTCATATTTTCTCCTAGTAAGGAGGGAAGGGCTTTTTACAGCCCTCCCCCATTATCAAATATTATTCGGGTGCTGCGAAATATAAATCAACCTTTGCAGTACCATTCAGTGCACCCGCGGGGGCATAGTACGACCCGGCTACGGTTGCGGCAAATGTGCCTGTACCTGCATCGTGCGCTCCGGCGTACAAACCGTCGAAAAACAGATAGCTGTAAGGAACTGCGATTGGGAAACCGATTTTATCAATCACACCAACAGTAACCGTATCGCCCGGATTGGTTTTTACGGGGAACAAAATCGATGTAACCGAAGCGAATGCTTTTGTGCCCGGTACAGGAGTGGTTTCGTTTATGGTAAGTGTTTGAGCAAGTATAGCACCGGCAAAATCCGTACCGGTGATTACAACATCGTGAACTTCACTTGCCTGATTTCCAGAAATCACCAGTAAGCGCGGCACATCTGGTTGATGAGCAAATGTTGTAATAAGTTGGGTAGATGCTGTTAATGTTACAGCCGTAAGAATATATGTGGCTGTGCCGAGTACCGGTGCAGTTTCGTACATCATCGTGCTAAAACCGGTCATTGTCACCCCGCTCAAATATACCGGGCTGCTGGTCTCAAGCGCATTAATGCGAGCGCCAAGAGTACCGCGCTGTGCCCACGGGCACATGTTGTTCAAACCTGTTATTTGCTTAGCAGTTAAATCAGTCATGTTTAATCTCCTAAGTTAACGTGCCGCAATGTAATAAAGGTCTAGTAACTTTAATCCATTGTAGTTCGTAGGAACTGCCGCAGTGTAGTAAGAACCTTCGACAGTTGCAGCAGCAGTTGCTGAACCAGCATCTGTGCTACCGTTAAAGTATGAGCCAAGCAAAAGTGCTGTGGCAGGAAGGGCACATGTAAAGCCAATCAGGTTTCGCATGCCAATGGAAACAGTATCAGAAGTACCGTTATTGTAAGCAGGAAGAACAACAGATGTTATAGTTGCGAAAGCTTTCGTACCATTTCTTGTACCATTACCATTTTCAACAATATCCTCATGAATAGCAACACCGGCTGCATTTGTACCATAAATAGTAACAGTTTTATTCATGCCACCCGCATTACTTGTAATGTATAGCAAGCGAGGCACATCCGGGCTGGTAAAACCAGTCAAGAGGGTCTGAGCAGCAATAGCCAGCGCGGTTGCAGCTAAGCAGTAAGTGGCTGTACCAAGAGCAGGTGCACTTTCGTACTTTACGATATTGGCTGGCGAAAGAGTGCCAGCAGCCGGGGTTAGCATGCCACCGTATTCGAGGTTGTCAATGCGAGTACCAACAGTGCCGCGCTGTGCCCACGGGCACATCTTATTCAAACCAGCTATTTGTGTACTTGTTAAACGTGTCATTTTTAAATCTCCTTTTTTTTGTACAGTTATGTATTTTAGGGTATAAATACCCCGACCT